GTCAATACATTGGTTACAAAGAAGAGGAAGGAGTTGATTCAAAGTCTAGCACACCTACATTTGTGGCTGGTGATATCTACATCGACAACTGGAGATGGAAAGATGTTCCCTTCCATTTTATGACTGGTAAGAAATTACCTTATAAGTGTGTCGAAGTTGTCATTAAATTGAAAGCACCTCCTATACAATTGTATGAAGGACATCGTTACAATGACCGCATCGTAATCCGCATTCAACCGAATGCACACCTAGATATTCGTATGGATATGAAGTCCCCAGGCTTCGGTGATGATGTGGAAACTGCGACCTTAACGCACGAGTACCCTTCAGATCGATCCATCGATGGATATGAAAGACTTTTGTTTGATGCTATACGCGAGAAGCAAGAACGTTTTGTTCACGCTGAAGAAATTTTAGAGTCTTGGCGAATTGTTGATGATCTTCTATGTACTGGTATGTCCTGTCCTATTAGGACTAACCCGTATCTGTATCACCAAGGTGTCTGGGGACCTAGCCATAAAACGCAATTCATTACAAACTGGGATTATCCCGAATGAAATCTCAATACACCCTCTTCCTATGCTTTACACCGTTAGCTATTATCTACATAGTTATGAAGCTAGCAGTTTGGATGTCTGCAGTCAATGCTGAACAGGATTATGTCAAACGAGAACCTTTACGCAAACGAGGACCCTTCGTGGCAAACGCATATGCAGACGTTGATGAAGAGGAAGAGGAATATGGAGATCGCACAGATTATAGATAAAGCCCTAAAAGATTACTATAATGATAAAGGTCTCCCTGTGCCAAACTGGAAACTGAAAAGAAATCCAGATTGGTGGACCGATTACCTTACTGACCTAGGATTAGATCCCAACAACAAATGACTAAACTGAAAGTAGGAATTATTGGTCTTGGTCGTATGGGCGAGGGTATGTCTCGCCGTATGATTAAGGCTGGCATTGAAGTACACGGTTACCGTAACAATTATGCAAAAGCTCAAGAACAATTTGAAAAGGGTTATATCAGTGGATGTACCACTTCTCTGGAAACTCTTGTTCAAGTAGTCAAACACAAGGAAAGCATTTACGCTGAGAAGTCTGGAGAAACTGTTTATACACAGCAACCAGGAATCTTTATGATGGTTGTACCAGCAGAAACCGTAGAGGACACACTCAATGAGCTACTACAATTTTGTAGTGAAGGAGATATTGTTATTGATAATGGCAATAGCAATTTTAAGGACTCACGGCGCAGGGCGGAACGTCTGGCAAAGTTGGGTATCCAATATCTTGACTGCGGTACTTCTGGTGGAGTTTATGGTCTGGAGCGTGGATACTGTCTTATGGTTGGTGGTGCAACTAGCGCAGTATCCGTCTGCGCTCCTATCTTTAGGGCACTCGCACCAGGTATCGGTGGAGCTACCAGAACTGATCCTCTGAGCCACGAGACATCTGCTGAGAACGGATGGTTGCACTGCGGACCACCAGGTGCAGGACACTTTGTCAAGATGGTTCATAACGGTGTAGAGTATGGCATTATGCAAGCCTACGCTGAAGGTTTCAACATTCTACACGAAGCAAATGCAGGATCACAATATGTCAAAGAAGGAGACGCTGAGGTTGCGCCTATGGCGGACCCTGAGTCCTATTGCTATGACATTGACGTTGCTGAGGTGGCTGAGCTTTGGCGTCGTGGTAGCGTTGTTGGTTCTTGGTTACTCGATCTTACCGCTATTGTACTACGCCGCGATCGAGAGCTTGGCAGTTTCGATGGGGGAGTTAGCGACAGTGGTGAGGGTCGTTGGACTGTTCACGCTGCTGTGGATCTTGGCGTTCCCGCTCCTGTCCTTAGCACTGCACTATTTGAGAGGTTCAACTCTCGAAGACTAGGACGTTTTGCAAACCGAGTCCTCAATGGAATGAGGGCGATGTTTGGAGGTCACGACGTTAGGTGAAACGAAGAGTGTTTGGACCGCTCTCGAAAGAAGAGGTAGCAGAGAATAAAAAACTTGCTATCGATCTGAGAGAGCGTATGCTTCAACTAAGGATAATAGATCACCCAGAGGAGGATGACTGGCTCTGGGACAACCATACCTATGAGTAATGAAAAAATCCGACGACGAACGCAAGAAAAAAGTAGAACAGATCTCTAAGCATATTCATCCTCACGATGATGAACCAGATCCTACTGCATATATGGGAAACTACAATTTTCCTCAGATGCTCTTCGCATTCTGTGTCGGATTTTGTACTATGTTTGTGTTGGCAGTAGATGAGATAAATGATTTCAAGGGCTGCCCTTTACCTGAGTATTTTAATGAACCTTATACTAAGACCCCTAACAGATCTTAATGGGGTAACCTGGAGTATTGTACTGACACTACTACTTCTCCTTTTTATGGTTTCCGTGTACATCATAAATATAATGAAGTACGCATATAGGGAACTAGAAGATGGGAGCAATGACACCCCCGAGTCGTAAGTCTTGTTACAACTTTCGAGTGGTATCGATAGATAAAGTGTTGGATGGAGACACGATCGATGTCACGATTGATCTCGGTTTTGACCTTTATAAAAAAGAGAGAGTTAGAGTTGCTGGTGTGGACACGCCAGAGAAGCGTACAAGAGATCTCGAAGAAAAAGCGCTAGGGATCGATGCAACGAATTGGCTCAAAGAGAAGTTGGATGGTGCCATTAGTGGGGATGACGATCTTGTTATCCGTACTGAGCTTGTTGGTGGTGTCGGCAAATATGGTCGTCTCTTAGGTTGGCTATATATCGGTGACGCCGAACTATCGCTTAACGAGCAAATGATTACGGAGGGATACGCCTGGGCATACGACGGCGGCACGAAACAGAAGGATTTTGAGGAGCTCCGAGAAATCCGTCGAACTTTTGGTACCCTACTATGAAATTTATTTTAGGTTTTATTGCATCACTGTTCATCGCTGCACCCGCATTCGCTGTGGATGTGCAAATGGGTTACGATGGTAACTTAGTTTTCGAGCCTGCAGAGGTTACTATTTCTGCTGGCGAATCTGTTCATTTTGTAAATAATATGTTGCCCCCTCACAATGTTATTGTTGAGGATCATCCTGAACTCGATCACGAGGCACTCGCATTGATGCCTGGTGAAGAGTTCGATGTCACCTTCACTGAAGCGGGTGATTACACATACTGGTGTGCTCCTCACAAGGGTGCTGGTATGATTGGTACCGTACACGTAAACTAAATGGACGAGTCAGACTTCGATAGCGAAGAGTGGATGTGCGAATTCCGTATGGGAATTCGGGAACTACGAATGCTCCATTCACACCTGCTTTACTCTATCGAAGTTTGGCCAGGTTCTCCTCGTCGCCCTACCGAAGAGCAAGAGTTCCTGCAACATTTGAAAGTTCAAACGTTTGCTATGATAGCAGACCATAGCTTTCATAACCTAGATCAGAAAAATGATTAACTCCTGGTCCCTACTCTACGATCATCTAATGGAAAACAGAGAATACTTAGAAGAAGAAGAGATGCGCGAACTTCAGCGCAAAGTTTTGAAGAAAAAGAACGAGACTCTGAGAGAAGAGCCTTGCCCGTTATATGAACCCGAATTCCTAGAAGAATAATGCCTGCACAAAGTGACGTCTATCTTGGTAATCCCAATCTAAAAAAAGCGAATACTGCGCAGAACTTTACTAAAGAGCAAGTCGCAGAATATATTAAGTGTCGGGATAACCCTGTCTACTTCACTAGCAAATATCTAAAGATCGTCAACGTTGACGCTGGTCTCATACCTTTCAAGATGTATGAGTTCCAGAAGGAGATGATGTGGAAGTTCCACAGGAATCGATTCAACATTGCGAAACTTCCTAGACAGTCTGGTAAGTCCACAATCGTGACGACTTACCTGCTTCATTATGCATTGTTCAATGAGAACGTCAACATTGCTATTCTAGCAAACAAGGCTGCTACGGCGAGAGAGATGCTTTCTCGTCTGCAGTTAAGTTACGAGAACTTGCCGCGTTGGATGCAGCAAGGTATTGTAGCGTGGAACAGAGGATCACTGGAATTAGAAAATGGTTCAAAGATTATCGCGGCTTCTACTAGTGCCAGCGCTATCCGTGGTATGTCTTTTAACATTGTGTTTCTTGACGAATTTGCGTTTATCCCCAACCATATTTGCGATCAGTTTTTTAGTTCCGTTTACCCGACGATTAGTTCAGGTAAGAAATCAAAAGTAATTATCATCTCTACTCCTAACGGGATGAATATGTTCTACAAGATGTGGAACGATGCCCTTAAGAGTAGAAACGAATATGTACCCACAGAGGTACACTGGTCTGAGGTTCCTGGCAGGGATGCAGCCTGGAAAGAACAGACAATTAAGAACACGTCGCAAAGACAGTTCACACAGGAATTTGAGTGCGAATTCTTAGGATCGCAGGACACACTCATTTCTCCTGCTAAACTCAAAGCGCTATCATTTGATACTCCGCTGGTTCGTAATGGAGGACTGGATATCTATGAGCAGCGTAAGGAAGGACACGACTATGTGATGACTGTTGACGTGTCTCGTGGCACCTCACAGGATTACTCTGCCTTCTGTATTTTTGATATCACAGAGTTCCCATACAAGATGGTGGGTAAGTATAGGAATAATGAAATCAAACCTATCTTGTTCCCCAACATTATTGTAGAGACGGCACGTAATTATAACAGTGCTCACATTATGGTGGAGGTCAATGACATCGGTGACCAGGTTGCGGCTATCATTAACTACGACCTAGAGTACACTAACATTTTGATGTGTGCAATGCGTGGGCGTGCTGGTCAGATAATGGGATCTGGTTTCTCTGGTGGTAAGGCACAACTAGGGGTCAAGATGTCCAAGGCAGTCAAGAAGCTTGGATGCTCCAACCTCAAAGCATTGATCGAAGAAGATAAGTTGATGATCAGTGACTATGAAACTATCGCAGAACTAACTACCTTCGTTCAGAAGAAAGATTCGTTTGAAGCAGATGAAGGATACAACGATGACCTAGTGATGTGTCACGTCATCTTTGCTTGGATGGCTCTACAAGATTACTTTAGAGAGATGACGGACCAAGACGTTCGTAAGAGAATCTATGAAGAACGTAAGAATGAAATCGAGCAGGATATGGCACCGTTTGGATTTATGGATAATGGTTTGAATGAGGAGAGCTTCACCGATGAGAATGGTGATGTATGGACTGTAGACGAGTATGGTACAAAACAGTATGCTGTTGAGTATATGATGCCATACATCTAATGGATATAGAAGAACAGTTTTCTATTGAAGCTGTCCTATTCCGTGATCGGAAATGTAGGACCTGTGGCGAGACGAAAGATCTTGTCGATGGGTTCTATCTTACTAGAAAGAATAGAGGGAATGTTCCCAGTTCTTATTCGTATGAATGTAAGGAATGTACTATCGAGAGAGTAAAGAGTAGGAGAAAGTCTAAAGAACCTGACTGGGCTTATCCTGACTGGTAGTTCGCGCAGTGTTTCCCCACTGAAACGGTCCAAAATAATAAATAAACTTAGACTACACCACTGGATCTTTTCAGGAGAACTATACAAATGGCAGGTCAAGTATCACCTGGGGTCGTTATTAAAGAACGCGACCTAACTAACGCCCGTATTGATAATACAATCGATAACGTTGGCGCTATCGCTGGTCCCTTTGAGAGAGGTCCAGTAAACGAAATGACGAATATCGTCGATGAGAAATCTCTCCTCGACACTTTTGGTGCTCCCAACTCCGACAACGCAGAATTCTGGTTTACCGCTACTAACTTCCTTAGCTACGGTGGTCAACTTCAGGTTGTCCGTGTTGGTGCTAGCACCCTGGTTAACGCTGTGTCTGACAGCGCAACTGCTCAGTTGATCGAGAACGATACTGAGTATGCTACCAACCACTACGATGGTGCTCAGAACTGGCACTACGCTGCTAAGACTGGTGGCGCTTATGGTAACAGCATCAGCGTTCACGTGGTTGACCACGGTCACGACTTCGACCTGACCCTCAGCGCTGCTGCTACCGCAACTGCTGGTAACGCCGTCTACGCTTCTACTGGCGCTACTGGTAAGGTCTTCGCTGACCCCGCTGGTGGTACTGCTCTGAAGATTTTCGAGACCACTGGCAACTTTGCTACGGGTACTGCGAACCTTCTGCTTAAGCAGACTAGTGCTACCTCTACTACCGCTGACGGTGCTATCGCTGCTGGCGATGCAACCATCACCGTTGCTT